CCGGGCCTTCCTCGCCAACAATCGCAAACTTGCCTGACGGGATCGGCCCGCCGGTGGCGCGCCCGCCAATAAACTTGCCCAGCAACCCGCCCAGTCCGCCGCCCCCGCCACCGCCGCCGCCCCCGCCACCGCCGCCGCCCCCGCCGCCGCCGCCGCCGAACAACGCGTCCGCCAGCGGGCCGATGATAGCCTGCTGAATCGCGATCCGCAGCAGATCGGCGATGATCTGATCGGCCACCCGGCTGAACACATCGCCGAGGCTTTGCGCCCCCGTGATCACATCGACCAACCCGTCATTCAGCGCCTCAAGCCCGTCGATCGCGATCCCGTCCACCGCTTCATCGATCTGTTCCCGGGTCTGGTTGACGTTGCGCAGGTAACGCTCCACCTCGGTCTCGTTCTGACGGCTCACGCCAGCGCGCCGCCCGGCCGAATTGGCATCAAGGTTGGCGAGCGCCTGGGTCGCCCGCGCGCGCTCGGCCTCTTCGGTCTCGGCGGCGGAAATGATGGTTTGCAGCCGGATCCGTTCCAACCGCTCCTCGGCATCGAGCAGGCGCAGCGAGATCGCCTTGCGCTCGGCTTCGGTATCGGCCAGCGCCAGCGCGTTCTGCAGGCCTTCGGCGTCACCCCGGGCGCGTTCATCGGCCAGCGCCTGCGCATCGCGCGCCAGCTCAATCCGCTGGGCAAAGGCAATCGCCTCCAGCTCAATCCGCTGGGCAAAGGCAATCGCCTCCAGCTCGGTATCGGCCAGCTGGTTGGCGGCGGCGGTCAGTTCATCTTTCTGGACCGCGCTCAGCTGCTCATCGCCTGCGATCTGCGCCAGCTGCGTGCGGCGGTCCGATTCCACCCCGCGCGCGGCCAGTTCGGCGCGCTCTTCGGTGGTGGTCGCCATTTGTAGCCGGGCGCGCAAAATCTGCTGGGTGATCTGGACCAGCTGGCCTTCGGCCTGCGCATCAGTTCGGCCCTGATCGCGGCCGCTGGGTGCGCCCGAACCGCGTGGCCGCGCGCGGGGTGGACCAAGGATCCCGCGCGCCGCCCCGGCATCGCCGTTGAGCGCCGCCTGCGTGTCCTCGAACACCTTGACGTTCGCGCCTTCGACTTCGAAGCTGGTGACCGCCTGCGCTGCGCGGAAGTAGGCGGCGGGCGAAATCAGGCCGGCGTCCATTTTGGCGCGCAGCTGCTTTTCCGCGGTTTCACTTGAAATCTTGCCGCGCAGGCGCTGATCGACGACGCTCTGGCCATTGTCAGCGCGAGTGACCCGCAGGCCGCTCATCCGTCCCTCGACCCGCAGATCGCCAAACCCGCCCTTGTTGATCGATTGCAGCTCACCGCGCGCTGCCGCCTGCCGCTGCATCGCGCCGACCCGGCCTGCCGCCGCCTGCGCGCGCGCCAGCACCAGCAGCGCCCCGGACTGGGCGGTGATCTTGCCGGTGGTGGCGTCCATCACGCTGCCGAGGATGCCCTGCGCATCGCCCAGCTTGCTACTAGCAAACTCGACGCCTTTCAGCGCGTCGTCCGCCTCGAACAGCTTGCCGATGAACGGGGTCAGCAGCACCGCCGCCGAGGTGATCGCGATACCCCACGGACCGCCCAGAAACGCGGCGAGACGGCTGGTGCCGCCTGCCATCAGCTGGATCGCCTGAAACACCTGTCCAGATTGCTGGGCAAAGATCACCTGCGGCCGCACGCCCAGCGCAAATTGCTGGCTGACATCGCCGATCTGGAAACCCAGCTGCTGCATCCCGGCGCGCTGCGCGCCCACCGATGCGCCGACCCGCTGACCGGCCTGTTCAAAGCCCCGGCTCATCACCGCAGCGCTGGTGCCGGTGCGGGTCATTTCGGAGGCGAGGCGGCCGGATGAACCGGTGGCCTTGTCGAGCGTGCCGCCCAGCCGGTTCGCCTGCCCTTCGGCGCGGAGCACGCCTTGGGTGAACCCCGCGTCGTTGGTGCGCAGATCCAGCAGCGCCTCGCCCAACCGCTCAGACATTTTTGTCGCCTAGCGCTGCGCTGCCTGAGGCGGGTTGGTCGCCTACCGCTGCGCTGCCTGAGGCGGGTTGGTCGCCTACCGCTTCGCTGCCTGAGGCGGGTTGGTCGCCTACCGCTGCGCTGCTTGAGGGCGGGCCAGCCTCAGCCTCAGCCTCAGTCTCAGCCTCAGTCTCAGGCGCTGCCGGATTGCCCAGCCACGCGCCCAGATCGGCGATCGCAGGGCCATCTTCGCCCCTCACCGCGATGCCCATTCCCGCCAGATCGGACGGCTGGGCTTTGGCAGCAGGCGCGCGATCGGCCCCGGTGGCCTTGCGTTCCAGCGCGGCAAAGATGCGCGCGCGTTCGTGCCGTTCGCCCGCGCCAGCAGCCAGCGCCGCGACGTTGATCGCGGTCAGCATTTCCTCGGCTTCAAGGCGCGGGATCATCCTCAGGTAAGCCCGAACAAGCGCCGCAGGGACGCGGTCAAGCCAGTCCGCTGGCGCGCCGCCGTAAAACCGCTGGAGCCGGGGAATGATGATGCCCCAATCTGGTTCAGTATCGCGGCCGGAACCTCGCCCGTCGCTGCCATCATCGCCCCTGCCACCTTCAGCTTCTCGCGCAGCAGGAGCCCTGTAAAAAGGTCGATGATCGCCCATCGCTGCGCGCCCGGCAGCTTGTCGAACACATCATCGGGCACATCGACCAGCACCGCGCGCGAAACCTTGGCGACCAGCGCGTCCAGCTCAGCCTCAGCCGCCTCGCCATCTTCGCCGGTCAGCGCCTCGATCCGCTGGCCCCAGCGGCCAAAGCGATGACTTTCGATCACGCTTAGTTCGCTGGGGCTGCGGAGCGAGAACGGCGCGCCATCGATGGTGATGAACTGCCGCTCGACCAAAGTGTCGAGGTCGAGCAGCGCGACAGGTGGCACCTTTGGAGGAAGACCAGGCACGATCAGAGCGCGGCCAGGTGTGCGGCGCGGTTCACGCCGAAGCGTTCCTGGGGGTTCACCGCGGCGAGGTTTTCAAGCACCTCAAACGTCAGCGCCAGCGCAGCGCCGGTCCCGCCCTTGCGGAACACCGGCGCGGGCGCACCCGACTGGACGCAGCGCGCAATCTCGAACTGCTGCAACAGCGCATTGTCGTAGGGCGACAGGCCGCGGGCCAGCAGCGCATATTCGCGGGTGACGCCGATGTCTTCGGAAAGGCCGATGCTCTTGGTGCCTTGAACGCCGACGCCCGGCGCAACCGTGGTCACCGTGTTGCCGTTCAGAGCAAAGGCGTATTGTTCGAGCGTCATATCCAGCAAGGTCACTTTGAACATCAGGTCTTCCTCGCTCAGGAAGACCTTGACCGGGCCGGTTGCGCCAGCGGGGCGGACCTTGTCGTAGGTTTTGGAATGAGTGATCTCGATGCCGCCGGCTTCGTAGCTGCGATCACCGTTGGTGCCGAGCCGTGTCCAGGCAGCGGCCGGAGCCGCGTTGACCAGGGGGAAGGCGGTGCCGACCGGAGCGAGCCAGATGGTCAGCGGGGCGCCGATGATTTCAGAGGGGGTCATTAGAACGTCTCCTTATTGGGAAGGACGCCGGGAACGCCAGATCGGCGGCCAGCAAAAGCGGGAACCGGTTTCGCGTGCCAGCAACCGGAAGTGGCGCGCGCGACTATCATGAAGTGATCTCCACAAGCCCGTGCAGGAGCTGGAAGGACTGGAACTGGCGGGGCCATTCGGTGGTGGGCTCTCGGCCTGCATTCGATCCGCCGGCCGGGATCGCCCAGTGGATCTGCACGCCGCCGTAAACGCCGCGCCGCAGGCCCCGCAGCGCCAGCGCGGCGGTACGCATCAGGCTGCCCGCTGCATTCGGCGTGGGGCCGAATGCGAACAGATCGACCCGCTGGGTATCGTGCCCGAGGAAGCTGTCGCCGGTCAGCGAGACGCCGCCCGATGCGCGGATCACGATCGCGGCGCGCGGCATCGATGCGGTCTCATCCGCAGGCAGTTCCCCGCCAAAGATGCGCCCACCGCTGGCCGCAAAGGTGGCCGCGTCGGCCTTAAGGAAAGCGACCACGCCCGCTTCGATATTGGCGGCGGTCATGGCTGACCTACCGATGCGCTGCTTGATGCCTCAGGCATCACTAACACCCGCATTAGGTGCGCCTGAGGGGCCGCTAAACTTCTCGAAAGCCAGCCGGATATTACCAGTCAGCTGCGGATAGATCACGTCGGCAGCGGGCCGCAGATAAGGCCGGGCCGGGATGGTGACGCTTTTGACGAAACGCACCGACCCATCGGCCTGCGGGATCGCCAGCGCCTTGGCCCTTACAGGGACGATCACGCCCCCGAGCTCGTGGATAAGGGCGTAATCTGCGGAGGTGCTGCCCCATGTGCCGACCACGCCTGCGCCTTCATCGCGCGCGAATTCGACCAGCCTGATCGATCCTTCAAGAATCCCGCTCTGGTTGTTCCAGGTATGGTTGTTCTTGGCCTGCAGAACCGCGCGCTCCATCGTCGCATTGACGCCGAATTTCTGCGCCTTGCGCATCCGCTCGGTCAGCGCCGGGCCGTTCCAGGTGAGGGACTGGCTCACCGCTAACCGATCCTCTGCAAGGCGGCTTCGCGGTGGGTGTGCTTGAACTGGACCGGGCCTTCGACCTTCATCCGTCCAGCGATGATTTCGGTGCCAGCGCGATCGGTCACGCTGGTGATCACGTCGCCTTCGGCCAGATCGGCGGCGCGGGCGATCATGATCCGCAGATCTTCGATGTTGGCGGTCTTTGCGCCGTCAACCAGCTCGCGGCTGCTTTTGGAATAGACGAAGCACGGCAGCGCGATGTGCAACACGGTGAACACCGGCGCGACCGGGGCGTTCCAGCTATCGGTCCCGGATGCAGTGTTGCGCTCAACCCGGGCGCGCATGGTCAGGCGACCCGCGATCATTTGCGCAGGCTCCGCGCAGCGGCCATGCCAGCATCGATCAGCATGACGACCGCGAGCAGGATCAACCCCGGCAGCCACAGCAGGGCAACCAGCCCGGCGATGACGACACGCGAGACGAAGGGTTCATCATCGCCGACGATGAACAGCGCGACAAACAGGCTGATTGACAACGCGATGTGAAGGGCCTGCCACCAGCTCACAACGCACCACCCCGGCCCGCTGGGCCGCAAGGCCGACCGGCCGCCCGCAGCGCTTGCGCGAGGATATCGTGCGCCGGATGGCGTGCGGAAAACAACGGCGTCACGCGAACACCATCCCGCGCCGGTCTTCCAGCGTCTTCAGGATCATCTCGCGATCGGCGGTGATATCGCCTGACAGGGTGAACTGGTAATCGCCCGCCCGCTCGCTGCGCAGCGCGCCGCGATAGCTAAGGTCGAGCTGGATCAGCTTGATCGTCACTTCCTGGCGCGTCGCGGAAAGGCCGACCGGCGTGTATTGGGCGCGAACCAGAGGTGCCCAATGGGCGCGCGCATTCGGCCCGCCAGTCAGGCGCTGCAGGGTTCTGCCCCCGTGCAGCACCCGGAAGTCAGCAGGATCGAGGGCGGTTTCATGCGCGGGATTACCGGTGTTGCCGGGATCAATTTCGGTGATCACGATCGGCAGCGCGGTGTCTGCTGGGCGGGTCAGGCGCAACGTGGCATTGAGGCGCGAGGTGGGATCGAGCGGATCGCCCAGATCCACCGCCACCGCGCCGCCAGCGCCAAACCGCTGGTCAAGCTCAAGCGCGATCGCATCGATCATCGACAGCAGCTCACCATCGGGAAGATCGGTGTCCACCCGCAGGCGCAACCGGTCGAGGAGGGCGAAATCGGGCATCAGCTGGCCTCACGCAGCGAAGCGGTAGGCCAATCAGGATCCGCCTCACGCAGCGAAGCGGTAGGCCAATCAAGACCGGCCTCAGCCCGTTCCGAAGGCGCGTCATCACTGGCAGGAACCTGCTCGGCCGCAGCCGGGAAAGGGCCTTCCAACAGCAGCAGATCGATGTCGCCGTTCAAGGTGAACTCCTGCTCGAAATGCGGCGGCAAATGCGCCAACTCGGTGAAGCCCTCCCCGAACACCGGATCGGCATCGCGGGGGCAGGACAACACCAAGGCGGGCACTTCACCAGTGATGACGCGGACGCGGGTGGTCATCGGTTAGGCCTTGGTCTCAGCCGCAGCAGCAGGCTTGGTTTCGGTAGCGGCCTTGGGCTTGGTTTCAGCCTTGGCCTTTTTCGCGGGGGCTTCGGCCTTGGCTTTGGCGGCAGCTGCAGCTTCGGCGGCGGTGGCGGCTTCGGCCTCGACGCGGGCCTTTTCGTGGGCTGCGTTCAACTCGGCGGCAGCTTGGGCGGCTGCAGCTTCGGCGGCGGTGGCCTCCTTGAACTCTGCAGCCTGCGCGGCAGCAGCGTCAAAACCCGGCAGCGAGCCATCGGTCAGGCCGAACCGCTCCACTGCGCTGGCGGGGATTTCGTCGCCGACGCCGCAATACAGGAACGCGGCACGCTCGTCGCCTTCGGCAACCAGTGCGGATTTATCGGCGTTGAGGAAAAGCCGCTGCGCGGCGATGATGTTGGCAGGCATGGTGGGATCACTCCTTGATGAAAACGAGATCATGGGACGCTCGGCTTACTGCCCGCGCGCCCAGGTGACGGCGAGGAACAGGCCGGTCGTGTTGACCACAGCCATCGCGATCCGGCCTTCGGTGCCCGCCGGGATCGATGCGTTGGCGGTGCGCGCGGTGGGCACCGGCGGGTTGGCGCTGGTCATTGATGTGACGGCGATGATCGTGTCGCCCGCGCGGATGCCGGGAACGGCGATATCGCCGATCGGACCACCGGGGACGACTGCGGTGGCGACCGCGCGGTGAAAGCCTGATTGGGTGACGGACATGGATTTTCTCCTGAAGGGCTTGCCGGGCGGCTCGGGCAAAGCGGAAGCCGCCGGGAAAGCCGGGGCCGGTCAAACTGGAGGGAAGACCGGCCCCGGAAAGGTGCGACCGGGCGGGATCAGCCCGGTCGCAGGAGAGATCAGACCCCGGTGACGGTGCAGAACGCTGCAGGACGCATGACCACCAGCGCGGCACGCATGTCGGCCCGGATGGTGCGGCGGCCAGCTGCGAACTGGGTGCCGACGTAACCCATCTGAATGTCGATGCCGCGCCGTTCAAACAGCATGATCCAGCTGGGATCGAAGCTGCCGACCAGCGCGGTGCCCTCGGTCAGCGCATCATTCTCGATCACCGGCAGGCCCCACAGGCGAGTCGGGCCAGCATCGGTCGGCGAACCGAAGATGTAGATGCCATCCGCCGTTCGGGTCAGGCGGATATCCTGCATGTCGAGCGGGTGGATGTTGGTGTGCGTCGGCATTGCCCGGCCGATCAGCCGGACCTTCACCATCGCCTTGTAGATCGCATCCATCACCGGATCAGCGCCCTTGGCCTGCGTCTGGATGCCGGAGGTGTTGAGGATGCCGCGCAGGTTTGGCGCGGTACCGTTGCCGTTGAGGCACTGCGTGTCGAGCCGCTGACGCACACCGAAAGCAAGGCGGCCGTTGATGTAGCTTTCGACCAGGGCAACGTCTTCCAGCTGCTCGTCAGTGACCGGCAGACTGTCGCCGATCTTGGCAACGTTGATGCTGCGTTCGGTGAATTCGAAGGTGCTTTCAGGGTAGTCAGTGCCCTCGGCCCGCTCGGCTGCGGCATGGGTGCGGGTGGTTTCTTCCATGTACGGCACCGCCGCCTGACCGGTCATGCCCATGGGCAGGATGTCGAGCAGCTGGATCGGGCGGGTCACCGCTTCGACGAAGCCGGGCAGGCGCAGGCTTTCAGGCGCAAAGCCTGCCGCCGTGGTCATCAGCGCCTTGTTGCCGATCGTGGCAAAGTGCGAAGCCTTGGCGAGGAAATCGGACGGCAGCATATCGATCGCCAGATCGATGCCGCCACCGCGATTGTTCTGATGCCAGGCCTTGAACTCCTTGGCCTCGGTCACCGCATCGCCGAGCGACTTGAACTGCGCCTGATTGTCGGGGCGACCACCCTGGCCACCAGCGCCGGGATGGATGAAGCCGGGGCGGGCCTTCGAACGAGCATCGTGATCCTGCGCGGCCTTTTCGGCGGCGGTCAGGGTTTCGACAAACCCGCCCAGCTCATCCAGCTCGGCATTCATCGCCTTGACCCGCTCGGCCACAGCGATGCTGTCGCCCTTCACTTCGTCACCAAGGCACTTCACGTTGCGGAAATCGAGCTGGCCGTCATCAGCGCGCGCTTCGGCAAACACCTTGCCCAGATCGTCCTGCTTTGCAGCCATTTTTTCCTGGGCCTGCTTCAGGGTCAAATCCTTGATAGACATTTCGTCATCTCCACTTGGGCGCGCCGCACGGTGCGGCGGCGAAAACCGGTGGAGCCGTATTGAACACACAAACGCGCGTTCTCGCCCCGGACAGGTGTCCGGGCGCGGGCGTTATCGGTGCTTCGGGGATGTCTGCTGCCTAGCGGCAAAGGCCAGATTGGGCAATTGCTGTCAGCGCTGCTAGGGCGCGGCGATGATCCTGACCGCCCTTGCCGCAGCCGCCATCGCGGTCTGCCCCGCCCCCGGCACCGGGGTTCCCGCCCGCCACCACTGTGTCCACGACGGAGACACAGTCTGGTGGCAGGGAGAGAAGATCCGCATCGCCGATATCGACACGCCCGAGCTGACCGGCCGATGCGACCGCGAACGCCGCCTTGCCCGCGCCGCACGAACGCGCCTGGTGGTGCTGCTCAACACGCGCCCGGTGACCATCACCCGCACCGGCCGCGATCGTTATGGCCGGACTTTGGCCGTGCTGGGCAAGGTGGGTGACCGGATGATTGCCGAAGGGTTGGCGACCCGCTGGCCCAACCGCCGGGACTGGTGCCGTCATGGATGATGACTGGGACCGGGTGCGCGCTGCGTTCGACCGGGTGAAGGAATTCCCCGAGTTCCTGCCCGATGAACGCGCCCGCTGGCTGGAACTGCGATCTGCGGTCGAAAAGCTGCTGGAGCGGCATGGCTGACAATCGGCAGCTGCGGTCGCACCTCAAACCCCGCTTAGCGGCGATTTAAGAAGGCCTAAGAACCCCCCCGCCCGAATTTTGGCGGGGTGTGGGCCTCCAGCCAATTCTGGGGCATTCCAGAGCCTCCTGCCGCAGGGCTGCTTGATGAGGGTCTAGGGCCCTCCTGGCCGCAATCGATCAACCCCGCATTTTCAACCGCGCGCCGCGGGTCATGTGCTTGGCGATCTCGTTTGCGATCGAGTCCGTGATGGCTTTGGCCTCAGCGTCAGCATCAGCAGGGTTCAGCACCGCGCCGATCTGGAGGTGGATCGCCTCCAGCTGCTTGCGACCGGTCGCCGTCAGCGAAGCCGGATCGCCTTTGAGCGCATCGGCCAGTTCGCCCAAACTGCCGATCAGCGGGGCAAAGGCCGCGTCCTTCATCTGCTTCATGCTGAGCGTCCCGGTCCCGCGCCCCGCGCCGCGAATGACGGTCGAGACTTCGTGCACGTCGAGCTGCTTGAGCACCCGGGTGCGGCTGTCCTGGGCGATGTTGTATTCGGCATCGATCACATCAAAGCCGTAGGAATACTCCTGCACCGACTTGCCGGTCGCCAGATCGAACATCAGCGCCGCGTGCCAATCGCGCCCGGCCTGCGTTTCGAGATTGAGGTACAGTTCGGCGTAGGCATTGTCGCCTTCTTCATAAACCCGCGCCTTGCCAAACGGCATCTGGTACCGATCATGGTGGTGGATCAGCGGGCACCACTGGTCGCCCTTCCAGCTGAATGCGCCCTTGGCATAGGTATCGCCATCGTGATCGACTTCCGACAGGCGGGCCAGCAGTGCGAGGCCTTTGCCAGCCTCGCCCATTTCGGTGATGGTCATCATCTTGGTCAGCATCGGGGTTACTCCTGAATAAAATCTCTGTCCGGCCTCAAGTAGCGAAGCGGTAGGCCGGTCAGAGCGAAAAATGCGGGGTGAAAGACAGAGTGCAATTGGGGCGCATGTTGTCGGCCATGATCCGGGCATCCTCGGCCGACACGATCTTGCCGTCGCGGGCGATGTGGGCGAGTTCGGATCGCGGCGAGCCAAAGCGGCCGTCGGAAACCACGTATTCGGTGACCCCGGCGGCGCGGCCTGCCTCCAGTGTCGAGATGTTCTGCGCGTATTTGGTTTCAGTGCGGGCGATCATCCGGGCGCGGGTTTCGGCGTTGCCCCAGCGGCCGCCTTCGACCTTGTTGGCGATGCGGTTGGCCAGCGCCTGCGCGCCTTCGCCTTGGGCGCGGCCTTCAGCCAGCGCATCAAAGATCGCCTGGCGGGTTTGTGCCGGCACATCGACCAGACCTGCGCGCGTGCCGCCAGCGGCGATGATCTGGACCATCACCGGATCGGGCAGGCCGGTGCCAAAGCCCGCTTCTTCCAACGCGGCGGCAACCTTGCGCGCGATACCGAGGTACTGCGACTGGTAACGGGACGAGAGGCCCTGTACCCACGCTTCGAGATTGAGCAGGTCGATGATCTGCTGGACCAGCTCACTCTCCTTTGTCTCCAGAGCCTTTTCACCGCGCGCCCTGAGCACGTCGAGCGTGATCTGCCCGGCCTCGTCGCCCCAGCCTTCGAACAGCGGTTCGAGCGCGGCGGCAAACGTTTCGCGGTCAGCGCGTTCGTCGGCGCGCTGCATCATCGCGAACCGCTCACCCCGCGCAATCGCATCAGGGCTGGCATCGCGGGCATTTTCGGGCAGGTAGTCTTCGAGCGGGTTGGCCATTTTGAGTTCAGGTTTGGGGAACGTCTTGGCTGGCCCGGGCAACGCCGGGTCAGGCGCGGCCAGCTGAGGATCGATCATATCGGTGACGCCAACAGAAAGGTCAGGCCTCGTCTCCCGACCTTTGCCTGCCTCGGCCAGCGGAACCTCCAGCAGCGCGATCGGGCGCAGGTAGTATTTGTGGCTCTCCTCCGCATCACGCCCGGTCTCGGTCAGATAGTCGTAGAGCGTGATCGCCCCGGCCTTAAGCTCGTTCAGCTTGCGCTCGGTGGTCCGGTTCTCGTCCTCCTGCAGCGCGAGCACGTCATCAATATCCCAGAACAGTTCCAGCCGCTGGCGATCCCCGCGCTTCTGGAAATCGGGCAGCAGGCTGCGCTGCAGCTCGTCCACCAGCGCGCGGCCCAGCGGCAATACGCCGTTGTGCCAGGCAAGCTTGCGCATCTCCTCCATCGTCGCGCCAACCTTGGTCGCCTGAAGCCCGGCGCCAAACCCGACGACTGCGGCCGGAATGCCCAGCGCCGCGCAGACGCGTTCTTCGGCCACATCGCGCGCGCCGCCCAGTTCCATCTGCTGCGGGTTGAACCCGTATTGGCTGACCTCGGTCGGTGCGCCCATCACCAGTGTGCCGCCGCGCCCGTCGCCGCTGAAGGTCTGCTGAAACCACGTCTTGGTCGCCTCGACATCCTCAGGGGTAGGCATCGCGCCGCCCTTGGGGCTGATCACCACGCCGGGCACGCCCATGTTGCGCAGCAGGCTGGCGACAAAGTTGCTGCTTTCGATATCGGCGAAGATTTCGCGGATCACGCCCTGCAGCGGCGAGAGCCCCCGGCGCAGATCGCGCGGGTTGAGGCCGTGGCGGAAATGGATCACGTCTTCCGGGGCGAGCGGGAAACGGCCAAACCCGGTCCCCGGCGTGTATTCGTAATGCGACAGGAATTCGCTGCCGTCGTAACCGGCCTTGGGCTCCATCATCCAATGCGGGACGTACCACAGCTCGGTCACCTGCCCGGCATTGTTGCGGACCTTGATCCAGTAAGCGTTACCATCGGTGCAGTAGTTGAGGATCGTCGCCGCCCAGAGCGCGATATCGCCGTAATACGGGTTGGGATTGCGGATCAGTTCCAGAATCGGGTGATCTTCCACCGGCTCGAACTTGCCGCCAGATTTGCGTTCGCGCAGCGCCAGATTGGCTTCGGGCAAGGCGCGCTGCAGCCACATGATCGGCGCCATCACTACGCTCGCGTCGAGCATGTCGCCGACTTCGCGGGCATAATCGAACCGGGTTCGTTTAAGCAGCTGGCCGAAGAACAGCGATTGCGCGGCGTGGCGCATCGATGTCAGCGAAGTGGTGACGCGGGCGAGCGCCTTCGTGACGAAGTTACTCATGCGTGATTTCCTTCAGCAGCGCGATCTGATTGGCGGACAGGGTCACATCAGCCCGCTTGCCGTTCGCAAGCTGGCTGATCACCAGCCCGCCCGAATTGACCTTGACCAACGTGGTCTGGGCAAAGGCGTTGTTGCCCAGGCTGTGCGTGCCAATCTTCATGCCGGGATCCAGTTGCTGTCGAGATCGAGGATTGTGCCTTGCCCGCGCGCGGTGCCGATCACCGGACGCCAGGGTGCGCCGCCGGGGTCGCTTGCCGCCTGGATCGCCAGCGCCAGCGCCCAGAAGCGGTCGGCGTGGCCATCGACCGTGCGTTCGGCGGTGAAGCGGATGTTGCCGGTCTTGGTCACCTGCTTGGTCACGCTGCGCAGATCAGCGCGGATCGGGCCAGAATTCGGGATGCGCAGGCGGCGGTCTTCCATCGCGCCGCGCACGGGATAGGCCAGCGCCTCTTTCGATTGCGCGGTGAAGTTCACGCCCTCGATCTTGTACTTGCCGAACTTGGCGGTCGCATCGTCAACCCAGCCAATGCCAAGCCCGGTGTTATCGATCGACACCCGCTGGCAGCGTTCAAACCATGGCCACAGCACCTTTTCCTGATCGCCCTTAGTCATGTTCTGCAGGGTTTCGATGTGGCGGGTGTAAAACACGTCGCCCAGCTTCTCGACGACCCACAGCACGGTAAGGTCTTTCTTGCGCCCGATATCCACGCCCGCGAACAGCGTCCCGCCCTCCATCGTCTGCCAATCGACGCCCTGGGCATATTCGCTGCGCGCGATCAGATCATATTCGAGGAATGCCGCATCATCATCAGCCGGGCGGCACATGTATTCCTGCTGAAAGCTTTCTTCGTCCGCCGTGCCTGCGCGTACGAAATCGAAATAGGCGGCTTCGTCCATCGCCTGCTTTTCATCATCGCGCGGCAACGATTGCTGGAGCTTGTAAAGGAACCCCTGATCCAGCGCGTCCTGCAAGGTGACGGTGTGCAGGCTGATGCCTTTGGGATTGCCCTGTTCGTTGATTTCGCGGACCAGCTGGTTGAAGAAATTGGCGCTGCCCCGGTGCGTGCTGATGACCTCCATCGCGCCGCCCCAGGTGATGCCCGGATACGCGATGGTCCATAGCTTGCGCGGATCGGGGTGGAGCGCGAATTCATCCAGAATACGCCCGCCGCGCTTACCGGCCTGCGCGTTGGGATTGGAGCTCATCGAATTGATCCGCCGCCCACTGGCGAAGCGCAGCACGTAAGCCGTCTGGCGGTCACGCGGGTCGAGCACCTGTTCACCCAGATCATCGGCTGCGATCTTGAGGTTGCCCGCCCAGAACTTGCAATCTTCAAGGAACAGCTGCGCCTGAATATCATCGCGGCTGCTGACCCATTGATCAAACCGCGCAGTGGCAAGCGCGGTGCGCGAAACCCCGGCGTAAGCGGTCGCCCAGCTCAGCCCGATCTGGCGCGATTTCTCGATCAGCTTCAGGCGCGATTCGTCTCGGATCCACGCCGATTGATAAGGCAGGAAGATCGCGCCCGGATCAGCCGGGATGCGCTTGGCGTTGCCTGCTGCCTTGGCCATCACCCACCGCCCATCAGCGCGCGGTTGATTTCGGCGATTGCTTCTTTCGAAACGCCCCTCTTGCCCAGCTTGCCGATCTTCTCGGCCGCAGCGGCCATCCGCTCGGCGACTTCGCGTTCCAGCTTTTCGCGATATTCGGCGCTGGTCTTTTGCGCGCCGACTGCGCTTTGCAGCGCGCGGCTCAG